GAACAATGCGGCCCCTTTTTGTTCATATCGTGAACATTGTTGTTCACCTCGTGAACGTCTCTATCGGCCTCGGATGTAGATTGTTCCTGTGGTGAACATTGTTGTTCATCCTGTGAACGTTTTGTCGGGTAGAGTTGTCCATTAGCAGTCCAGACGTCAACAATGGTGATGTGCCACACTTCCTTGCCGGTGGGGTTGTTCTCCCGCCGTTTCTTCTCCGCATGGATCAGACCAGCCTCGTGCAGCTCTGGAATGGACTTTGAGAGCATCGCAATAGAAATATCAGTTTCGTCGGAGAGGGTGCGCAGCGTCCGGTAACAGGTGCCGTGATCGCCGCATAAGTCTTTCAAACAGACATATAACCATTTTTGCGTCGGATTTAAGTGTTTATACTGAGTGCGTACAATACGCGGCACTGCCGCAAAAAAGCCAAAATCCATCTTTGGATTAGGTGGAGGTGTTTGACCCATTTTACCTAATCCTCCCGTCTACCGCATGAGAACACAACACAATTAGGTGAATATGCGCTATAATAGCCGCAAGGAACTTCCACCCATCGGCGAAAGAGTCTAACCCCTCTCGATGGTGGGAGTTCTTTGCTTGTTGCTGTTGGTAGTTGGAAATAATATTGCTGCATGTCTAACCCCTCTGTTGCGCGAATATATTCCAATGGTCCTACTTTCCCTACAAAATAGCAGAGATTCTTGAATTCCGTGTCTGACTCTGCTATTTTTTGGGAAGAGAGAGAGCGGCTTAGCTCGCCTGGCAGGGCAAGCTAACAGTGTAAGCCTCATGCTATCGTGCAGTAGTTCCAAGCTCTTAACAGTGTTTGGCTGGCATGGCCCAAAAATCCTGTAAATTATCTGTGGTTTCAAGCCCTTATCGGTGGTTGGATCTGGTCCGCGCCGCCGCTGTCTGCCGCTCTCTTCACCCAATATGTAGAGAAGGTGTGTGTGTTATGAACAGCCTCTATCTTGGTATTGATATCGGGAAACAGAACCACATGGTCGCATGGCTCTCAGCCGAATCGCTGAAGAAGCACAAAGCCCACACGTCCTTACCCACCCAATCAATTCCTAACTCCCGAGCTGGCTTCGATTCCCTCCTTTCGTTGATCCCCAATCCTGGTGAGGCTCATGTCCTGTTGGAGCATACAGGACACTATGGTTTCTCCCTGGAACAATATTTGCAGGAACACGATATCCAGGTCTATCGCATGGCGGCGCAAACGAAGTTGAAAGGCACGAATAAAAGCGATAAACATGATGCGCAAGCACTTGCGATGACGCTCTACAACCAGATCGCTTTGCATGCCGCCTTGCTCGACGAATCCGAACGCGTTCGTCGGCTTACACCACCAGAGCCAGAGGCGCACATGCTTCGGAGCATGGTCCACCATCGCAGCGAAATGGTCCAGGAGCGCACTCGCCGCGAGAACAAATTGATTAGTATTGCTGATGAGATCTTCCCCGAACTGGCTAGCTTCTTCTCCGATATGGGGAGCCTTAGTTGTATCAATTTGCGCGAAGCCTTTCCCACTCCTGAAGCGGTCGCCCAGGCCACGATAGATGAGTTGGCTGCCACTCGTACCCGGTATCAGCCGTCGCGTGAAAAGCTGGCACTCTTGCAAGAAGCAGCTCGCGCAACGATAGGCGTGAAAAACGGTCATCGCCGCGATGCTCTGCTGTTGGAACAGAGCCAATTGATCACCGAATGGCGTCTGCTCACGCGCCACATCGACCAACTGGAAGAGCGTATCACGTCGATTGTCGAGCGAAGTCGAGCCGGGCGCATCATCAGTTCGCTCGTGGGCATCTCTCCGATCCAGGCCGCCGTGATCCTCGCCGGGATCGGTTCTATCGACAATTTCGAGACGGTGGGCAAGCTGCGTAACTATATCGGCTGGAGTCCGAAAGAGAACCAGACTGGCACCTCGCGCGATCAATCGTCTCTGGATCGTGGCGGGAATAAGCTCCTGAAGTCTACCCTGTACTTCGTCGCCATTAACGCAACGAAGCATGATCCCACCTGGAAGGCTCTCTTTGACCGACTCGTACAGCGAAAGTGTAACCTCGATGCGAGAACCGGCAAATATCGCGGGGTCAAGAAAGTGTATGGCAGGATTGCCGGGCAAATGATCGGCATCCTCTACCTCCTGCTGAAAAAAGATGCGGAGTTGGTGAAATCCTGGACCGGCGATCCAGGGGAACTTCCCGAACCGGAACTCTACAGTTCTGCAAGGCATGCTATCAATGTCGGAGGAGGGAGCAAGCTCTAACACCATCGGTTACGCTCCTATCAATGCCGGTAGGGGCGTGTGATCGCGTCGCGTATGCGGCTCGAAATTACACCGATGAGATTCTCTCTCCTTCCCCCCATCATTCCCCTTTTTCTTCTGATTATTGTATTCCACAATTGCCTCCAGCTCCTCTTCTGTCCAGAGGGAATTATTCGCGATGACAACATTGGCGGTGGCCTTCCTACGACGACGCAGGTTCCGCAGGCTGGCGACCTTATAGTGGACTCCCCTCTCTGCAAGATAGTTTACTGCTTCCGAGGGCAAATAGATGCGTATTCCGTTTATTTCTTGTGGCATGCTTGCTCACTCCTCTTTCTTGTGACACGATACCGTGTACCTGTAGAGTAGAGTAGCATACCACGCGAGCTTTTACAAGGGGACAGAGCCAGATTGCTTCTTTTTTGCTATTCGCGCCTGGACCTTGATGAGCCGTTGCGCCAACCTCTGGCTATGACGCAAGTTGGCAGGCAAGCGTTGATAGCGCTCAAGGATGGCAAGTTCGGCATCATCGCGTCCGAGCTTGCGATAGAGGATGGCCAGCTCTTCAAAATAGGCGGGAGCGGCAAGGGTCTGGAGAGCATAGGCTTCGGCTTCGGTGGTGGCGATGAGGCCACGCAAGAGGGTTTCTAGTTGGTCAGACTGTCGGGATTTTTTCAAAGATTGTATTTCGTCGATATAGGTCGTGAAATGCCTGCCCTGGTACTCGCCAGGGCGCTCCTGTTTGGGGTGCTGTTGTTGCATCATTGCCGCATCTCCTCCACTTTCATGCTCCAACCAGCATCGCCGCTGGCAGAGGCCGTCATTCGATAAGCGCCTTTCTGGGCGTCAAATGTATCCGTTCCAACATCTGGGCAACTCATGCGCACCATCCACATCTTTCGCGTGGAGGTGTCCACCTGGCCCTCATCATCAACCGGAAGGATATTCAACTGAACGTCGGTCCCATCCTTCAGGTCGTGCAGGCACGAATAGGAGAGGTGCAATGGGCCGCTTGCCTGGAAGGATGCACTTTTGTTCAATGGAAGTGAGCCAGCTTGATTACTCTTCTCAAAGAGTATCGTCGCTTTCGGGGCCGCCGTAGGGGTAGTTGCCGAGGTCGGGGCATTCGTGGCGCTTGTACTCTTGCCGCAAGCAAGCAGCGCCCCAACAATCAAAATAAGAAGGAAGGCCATCCGAAGCCGCACTGGAAGTGTTCTCATACTACATATTCTTTCATACTAACTTCTTCAAATAAAACAATTGAACGGCGTTTGCATATTATAGCAGAGACTCTCGCAAATTTTACAAAGAAACTTATCAACTTCTTATCAAGTTTTGGTCAGGCTAAAGTCACTCCTCAACGCGCTTGACACGGTAACGTGTTTATGTTATGATGCCATTGACACGGTAACGTGTCTATTATTCGAGAGGGGTTATATCATGACAACCGTTCAGAAGAAGCCACTTGTCCAGGTCATTAGTCGCACACAATTCGAGGACGATCCGCGCAAGGTCGTCTATCGCGTGCGCTCATCCTCCGATCCCACGAAAGAGTATGAAACCTTCTTATTTGATGGCAAGGCGACAAGCTGCACCTGTCCCTCGCGTCTACCATGCTTTCATGAGGAGCAGCTAGAGGAGCGAGAAGCTACCTATGCCGAACGTGATCGCATAATGGCAGAGTTTGTGCTTTCTGAAGCTCAACGCCATACCGCTGTTATAGCGGCATCGGATGATTCGTCATCAGGTAGTGATAGCAGCAACGATCCCTGGTTCGGCCTGACCTCTGCTGAGAGATTCCAGGCATGGCGCAATTATGAAGCAGCAATGGCGGGATTGGCATGAAAGAAGAATACAGGATGATCGATGTGGGCGACCTCAACGCCCATATCGAGGATGATATCAGGGTAGGAGCATTTATGGAGAGGGAACCCACATCAGAGGAGCGGCGCATCCTTGAGAGCCGCTATGTCGAGGTCGAGGGCAGTCCAGAACACCATCAGGGATTGTGGTTCCTCGGCAAAATCACCGACCTGGACACGCAAACAGGCACCTTTGAGATCAACTGTTATCGCTGCGGCCACCATCATTACCAGATCGACCCGAAGCATATCACGCTGGTCAGAAGGCAAGAGAACACATGATGGACCTGACGCATATCGATTGGATGCATGTTCTTGCACTCATCATCCTGATCTATGCGGCGGCGCTGTTGTTCCACGAGTTGGGCAACCAGCGCCAACGCCGCCGCAAGCAACAGCAGCATCGACCACGACAACAATATACCAGCACCAGGCGGCCACGTCGCCAGCGAAGGAATGAGAAGAGATGGAGAACAGAGTAGGCACGGCCAACGAGGAACCACCGCGCAACGACCACGAAAGCCTGGAGCAGGTACGCGAGCGACTCTTTCTCTGGCGATTGACTGAAAGAGCGCGCCGTCAGGTTTGTATCATTTGCGGCGAGGTGCCAGCTATTGGCGCATGCAAGAGTTGCAATGAGGCACGACGGCAAAAGCGGATCGCCGAAGCAGGCTACGACTACTACGAAGGCATGCAATAAGAGGAGGCACTACCATGCAAGACATGACGAATGAAGACCAGGGCCAGGCGGTGGCCCAGGCGCTCCGCAGTTTCAATCCCAACGAACACCTGATCAAATTGAAGAGCAAGGCAGGCGAGCAAGACTACCTGCCCGTCAAGTGGCGGCTCGTCTGGTTCCGGTCAGTCCATCCCGAGGGAACCATCGATACTGAGGAAAAATTGGTCGATCTCGACCGGGTGATGGAGGCTGAGGCCTTCGTCTGGAATGCCGAGAAACGGCGCAGCGAGAAGGTCATCAAGCAGGCCAAAGGCTACGCCCGCTTCAAGGCCATCGTGACCACTGGCAAGGGTGGCCGGGCCACCGGGCATGGCGCTCAGGCGGCAGTGGACTTCAGCGATTATGTGGAGAAAGCCGAGACCAAAAGCATCGGGAGAGCACTTGCGGCCCTCGGCTTTGGCACCCAATTCACGGATGAAGAGTTCTATGAGGGCGAAAGCCGCGTCGTGGATTCCCCTGTTGAGACTCGCAACAACCCTCCCGCCTCATCGTCACCGCCACAACAACAGCAACAGCAGGATCAGGCGACGAACGAGAACGCCACCGAACAGCAGATCTCTAGCATCCGTAAGCTCTGCACTCACCTGGGCAAGAGTGAGCCGGAGCATCTCACCTCGATCAGTTTCCACCAGGCAGGCAACCTCATCCGGCAACTGACCGCCGAGTACAAGGAGCAACGCCAGAACAGCAAGGCTTCCTAAGTTGAAGGGGTTGGCTCGCTCCCCAGGAAAAGCGAGCAGGAGGCATCTATGGGCCGCATGAATACACGCAATCTCTGGCTATTGGCCATCGCTGGCATCGTGCTCACGGGCGTCCTGTCCGGGATCATACTGGTGTTGGCCGGGTCAACACTTCGGTCAGCACTGCTGGTAGGCGCATTTGTGGTCTCGATTGAAGGCATCTACTACGGGATGGCTGCGGCCTTTTCGATCATGAGGAGATCTATCAGGATGCAAGAACACGAGGCGCTGGCTGCACGGATTGAACGCTCCAAAGAGCGCATCAAGCAGCGTGGCGAGAAGATCAAAGCAAACATTTGTCCCTATTGTGACCAACCTATGACCAGGATACAGCGTGGCAGCCATGTCGTCGCCATGCCCTGTGGTCACACCCTCTATACAGGCAAACTTTAGTAGTGAAAGGAATACTCTCTCATGGACATTCACCGATGGGCGAAAGCCCTGCTCACCCTTCGCAACCTGACGATCTGCGTCATTGATACGACCGGCTTGCAAAAAGACGCCGATATTATTCGCCTCTACACGCTGGATCGGCACGGCAATTTTGATGCCGATCTCACCATGACCTCTGAGCGTCACCCGGATAGCCCCAACACCGACTTTACCGGGATCACGATGGACGAGTTCGAGGTAGCGGGATCGCTCAAGATGTTTTGGAACGATATCTACAATGCTGTCTCTGGCAACTTCATGCTGGCCTATGGCTTTGACTTCATCCAGGAGCGGCTTGACGAGAACGCGAAACACTACGGCCTGGAGCCGATCTTCATGATCGGGGACGATCTGATGCATGCAGCCATTCAATACTTCCGTAGCCCCAACTATGGGCTGAAGCTGACCGATGCGTGCGCCCGGATCGGGTATACGTTGCCAGCCCGCCCGGACGCAATACAACGGGCAAAAGGACAGTTCGCCCTGCTGAGCGCGATGGCGAAGGGGCCATACCAACGACCGGCCCGGCCCGTTGTGACTCCCGACGACCAACTCTCGAAAGATATGGAAGAACGCCCATTCTAGAATCGCATGAGCATGCATTGCACCTCGCTCCGGTGGGGTGTAATGCATCAGGAGGTCTATACATGGCGACACGTTACGTTCCACACTTTATGCATCGACTGCTCTTGCATGATCTGCAAGATGCCGTCCTGAGCTACTACTTAGCAGAACAACTCACCATGCCAGAGCCAGTGCTGCAAATGCTGCCAACAGTGGATGATGCCCTCAAATCGAGGGATGCCCGGTATGTGGAGCTGGTGTATGCGCTCTTCAGCATGGCGGTGGAATCATACGTCCTGTGGGGAAGAAGGAAGAAGGAAGCATGACCGAACAGGAAGCCAACGCGCTGATCGAGCGCATCAAAGAGGAGGAGGGCGATCGCGTCGAGGTAGAACAGATTTCGATCAAAAATGCTGGCCATATCGTGGCCGCGCTCAACGTCATGCTCCGGCCTGGCCAGCGCCGGATGAAGATTGTGAAGGCCGACGAGTGGAATTCCCTTCGCCTGGCCTGGCAACAGATTGGATGAATAAACAACGTTCACGGTTGGCCTGTACCGCTCATGGTGCAGGCTCTTTTCTTGCCCCCACTCAACCCCATGATAGCCCTCGCCACCTACCCCCCGGTTGCTCACATTCCTAATTCACGCCACTCTTTCCATTGTATCGTGCGCCGCCGTCCACTCCGTTCCCGGCGGTTGTCAAGCCACCCTAAAGGGAACCCGGCTTGACAAGGCTACGCCCGCACGATGCCCCACGAGTGGAGGCGGTGAAATGTCCCGCCCAAAGGAAAAGGAGCTACCCGCGATGGGTAACTCCCTCAGTTCGGAGCACTGGTTCAGATTGCACCCCTAGCCAGTTCTCACAAGGAGTATTATACCATGTTGATCACTTTCTCGCACGTTGCTCGCTACGTTTTTGATGTCACCGATGAGCAGATCGGCAAGTGCCACGCCGTCTTCCAGGGCAGTCAGCGCTTCTATATGGTGGAGTCGGAACAGGATTCGATGGTGGAGTACAAGGTCACAATCACAAAAGAATGGGGCTTCCAATGCACCTGCAAAAGTGGTGAGTACGGTTTCGCCAACGTCCGGCACATCTCAGGAGTCTGCAAGCATGTTCGTTGGGCTGTAGCAGCCATGCTGGAAGAGATCACGGCAATGGCAGATCAAGCACGCCTCAACGCCTTTGAATGCCAGGATACGATGGAGTTGCCGGTCGTCAAAGCCACGTGGGATGACCAGACGCGGCGTGAGGTGGAAGCACTCGACCGCGCCCGCAAGCAGGAGATACGTGACATCCTGTGGGCCAAAGAGGAGGCCCGCAAGCCCTACCATCCAGAGCGCCACGACGACTAGTGCGCCCGGGGGAGAGATGCCCAACGTGGTATCTCTTCCCCTTTTTTTTGTCGAACCCGTTCGGATTTTAGCAGCCCTCGCCGGGCTGCGCATTTGCTAGCGCAAATGCTTTTTGGTTCCCGAGGATCAATTCATCTGCACAAAAAAGATCCTCTTCCCTACTACCTGGAAGAGGATCAACTCGGTATAGCCCTCAAAGCGAAATAATCGGATATCCCCGCTATCCTACCATAGCCCAAATACACTGTCAATCGTACTCAGGCATTAAAAATACATTAAGATTCGTCGGGCAGTTCTTCTGCAACGATGCCGGGTGGCTCAGTGTCACGCTCATACTCGAACAGGTCGCGAGCGTCCACCTTGAGCGCATAGGCCAGCTTGTTAAGCGTCTCTAGCCGGGTGTTGGCGTTTTCCGGGTAGCGGTAGATACGCCTCAGCGTCTTAATGTCGATATCCGAAAGCCTACTCAAGCGAGACAAGCTCACCTTCTTCTGTGCTGCAATCTCCTTCACCTTCAAACGGATCATAAGCCTCTCCCCAGGATGTCATTTCCACCAGTGTACGGAGTTCCTGGTTTGTGCAGTAGCTTGAGCATAAAGTAGGAATAGAGCTTCCTAGTCGATCAGGTACGGTGGTTAAACCAGAAGCGTCACTTGATTGCATATAAGGTAGGGAGTATACTCCCTAGTAGAGAAGTATCGGCACTGAGGAGTTGTTTGGAGATGTCTCATTATGACCAAGAAGAAATACGCCTCTGCTGAAGAGGAAGAACTTATCAGCATTACCGCCCCGCTGGAAGAGTGGCGAACCCTTGAGCGACTCGTCACCTCGTATCGCCAGCAAAGCCGGACTATGCGCCGCTATAGCCCCATGCTGACGCTGCTCAACAGCTTTCAGCGGCGATTCACGGAGCAGAGCGGTTTCAAGTCACCAGATGATTACATGATTTGAAGGAAGGAAGGAGGACCGACTAACCTATGGAAGCACCATCATCACCACCACCACTCTCGTTCACCATCGAAGTCACGCTCGACCAGGCCAGCATCATCAACGCTGCTCTGGCCAAATACTGGTTGCATACCAAGAACCGTACGGAGCTGCACCACATCACCCCGCAGGTAGAGAGCCTGCAACGCCAATTCGTCGAAAGCATCAGAAGAGAAGGAGCAAGTCACCATCATGCCATACCTCAAAGACCTCAAGAAGCAGATTGACGCCGGACGAACGGCGAAGCATCAACAGTTCAGATCGATCTTACATCATCGCGTGCGCAAAGAACTTGGCTTCTATGCACGACAAGCGGAAGGATACAAAAACGAACTGGAGGTGGTCGTCGTTCCTGCCGCCACCTCGTTCTATCCGAACTGGGAGATGCTTCTCGACTCCTTCCAGGGGAGGTACGAGGATGACGAGTGGGTGGTCTGCGACGAGAAGTTTGAGGACTATTTGCCACCGGAAAGGGAGGATATTCCTGATTGCATTGTGGAATGAGACGACAAACGACGCCCCCGTTTCTGGCTTCCAGGAGCGTCGCTTGCCTTTGAAGAGATCGTCTTGTCACCTAACCGTTGTCACCACACGCATCATAAAACAGATGACCTAGCCTGTCAAGCAGAACGATCATTCCTCTACTGAGGTTGTTGGGGGAATGGTCGTTCTGCTTGCCCGCTGCGTCGCGATCTGCTGTGGCGAAGGTGGCACCACATTAAAGACATGTTGTTCCACCCAATCGAGGTAGATCAGATATGGCCTCAAGGAATGGAGCGCCCCGGAGAGCAGCAAGGTGATCGCCCCCACGATGGTCCCGAAGATGAAGATCGGATCATTGCTCAAAAAGAGATGTCCGGCCCAGGCGCTCCCCACAGCGCAGCCGATCAGCACAATCCAGGCGATGATACCATTGGCGACTTCAGAGTAACCACTCTGCGCCAGTATCCTCGCTGTCGTCGTGCCAATCACGGCGTAGACTGTCGGCTGCGCTAAGAAGATCAGCGCCAACTGGAGCGCCATCTGGATATACACGTTGTCGGACATGATGATTCCTTCCTCCATAGCGGCGAACGATTTCATCGCCGTAGATCGTCAGATGATAGACATAAAATGACACGGCCTTCAGATTGCGATTGATCGCCCGCATGAACATACGTTCATCTTTCCGGCGCGTTTATGAACCCCTGTTCACAATTCGCCATGTGCATCAAAAAAGCGGCACGAGCTGCCATCCGTGCGCCATTCACAGCGCGCATTGGTGAAGATCTGGACTTTGATGGGGTTGCCGCCCCAATCGGTCGAATCGTACTCGCCAGTGAGCGGTGGGCCTACCCGCTGGCCAGCGTACACCCGGTTGCGCCACGCTTGCGCGATCCCGGTCGTGTAGCTGGGTGCCTTGCCATCAGGGAAGAGATGAGCGGTACTATTCCATTCGGCTTGCGCGTCGGCGATCTGCCACTTATTCGGGGTCATGGTCTGCTGTCCTCCTTTTAAGAATGTCCACAACTCATTCCAGGGATAGGGACCGGGGCAATGTGCCCGGCTCTGTGAATCAATGTCGGCATGCTCAATGATGCCGCCGAACAGGTCGCCCCGACGCTTTGGGATATTGTAGTGGTTACAAATGGCCTCGATCACCCGGAAGCTGGCTTGCTTTTGTGGGATGGTGAGCTGGTCGCTGTTGTCGAGCGAGGGCTTCACGTGTTCAATCGAGATGGTATACAGGTTCGGGTTGATCGCAGGCGGCAAGGTGATTTTGGGGTCGTCAATGATCCCATTGCCCCAAGCTGCAAGCAAGCATGGCACACCCTGAACAATTTTTCCATCTTGCCCAATGATGATGTGAGCCGACGCCAGCTCACCCCCAGTCTGAAACCACAGCGCCACGCCTGCCGCCGATGAGCCGCCCGCTGTACCGTGCAGCACGAGATGCGATGGTCGCAGCCCTGCGCGGCTTTCCGACTTCTGAGAATAATCGATCCTTTGGGCGGCATCCAGCCAGCCCGCAGTATCAAATTTCACGATAGTGTCTCCTTTTTGTCATGCTCTAGCAACAGACCCTGGATCGCGCGCATGGTCAGGAAGCGATGCATGCAGACGACGATCACCGCGATCATCGCCAGCGCCGCGCCTTCAATCCAAAAGAACTGCCAGCGCCGGGCGTCCAGTTGCGCCTGCCAAAGTGCGATCACCTGGCTCATGGCAAGGTAGTACGCCCGTTCGTGGGCCAGAACGATATCCACCTGCACCGGATCGGGCGGCTTCTCCTTCTCGGCAAGAATGGCCTTTGTCGCGGTCGTGATGGCAATATAGTCCGGCTGCGCTTGATTGAGGACCAACGCCACATCAGCAGGAACCGAATGGGGAAGATGCAGATCTGGGTCGCCCTGCCGTAGTCCGACCTGTGTTTTTTCCCACCCATCAAGCTGGAGTTGCAATTCGTTGGTGGCTGCCGCCTTCTCCTCATCGGTTGGCTGGCCAGAGAGGATCAGCACATCTTTGGCGATCCGTTGCGATCTGGCGCGTTGTAGCCCGGCCTGCATAATCACGTTGCCCGGACTGAAGTTTGCCCAGGCGTAGAGCGTTAGCCCGAAGAGGATGGCCAGCACCAGGACTGTGATCGTGCCAGCGCGTGCGAAATTGCTCATCAGTCGCGTCCGTTGTTGCATATGCCCTCCTCCTATCCGATCCAATGCTGAATGAGGATCAATAAAATAGATCCGCCAAAGCCCACGACACCAACCACCAAGCCCCACAAGGCACCAAGCAGCCACTTGTACATCTTTTTCTCTTTCTCTTGCTGCTTTTTATCCCGCTCGGCTTGCTCGGTTTGCGCCTTTTTCAATTCATCCTTGATGGTCGTGATATCACGATGGATGCTGGCCAGTTGCAGCCCCATTTCGCGAGACGTAACGGTGTGCTTTGCTCGCTCCTCTAGCACATTGACCCGATAAGTCAGAATCCCAAGTTGATCTGGCATTTGAGACATAGGCAACCTCAATGAGAGACACGAGCTATAAGCTCCCTCCATAAGCCGGAATATACCCTGCTAGCATCCCCATCCCGTTCACAAATGACACACCCGTACCTGACGGTGGCGGTGGCGTTGCTGCATAGCCCGGTGTGACCACCTGAGCGTTCGTATCTCCGGTATTATTGGTCGAGAGACGGTTGAGCCTGATCGCCCGGATGGTATCGGCGGTCACATTGCTGGTCACATTCAACCAGCAATCCACATAGAGAAGATCGCCAGAGATGAAATCGGTCCCCGCGCCAGTGCTGCCAGAGAGCGTATAGCTGATCAGGCTGCCGGAAGTCGTCGGAATGGTTTGAGCGCTCGCGACCATATCGATGATCTGGGTGTACGTCCCGGATCGATAGCGATAGACCCGAACATGGATATCCCCCACGATGGTCCCGCCGAGGGTGCCATCATCGTGGCCAATGCCGAAACGGATGGTTGCGCTCCACGAGCCTGCGGCAATGGTGTTGCCCGCCAGATTGAGCACGCTCGACTCTAGCATGAAGCCCTTGCCTGAAGGCGAACCGATGGCCCCCGCTGCGGCCCATGCTCCGGTGGTGCCTTGCGCCGTGACCTCGCCCCATCCGGTGGCCGTGCCCAGGCGCGTGTATGTTTGCGTGACGTTGGTGTTATCAACGCCATGCGTGGCCGAGAGTTGATAGGTGGTCGCGAGCGTGCTACCAACTGTGTTGGTCATGAAAACCGTTAAGCTGGTCATATCACCACCGCCTTACCGGGCGTGCTATACTGAACCCATGACACCGACCGAGATCCAACAACTGAAAAAGGAATCGCCAGCCCTGCAAGAAGCACTGAGCAAGCAGGGAAAGACGGTCTATGCCTTCTTGCGCGAACACGTCTCCGCTCAAGATGTCCTTCCCTGTGAGAAGTGCAAGCGGCGCATGAAGCTGTTCAGAAGCCTGTATGCGTGGGATCTGTGCATAGAATGCCTGCTCGTAGAGATGGAAATCCCTCTTGAGAATCCGTACTCCGATCCTCGCTCCAGGCAGTACGACGCCGAGTATGCTGCTGCCTTTAACAATCCTGGATGTTATGCCTGGATACCAGCAGAAGAAGAGGAGAGAGAGTGGTCCTAACGTTCTCATGCGTAGGCCGTCACCTTCACACCACCTGAGCCATTCAAGGTGGTCGTCCCTCCACTCGGCACAAAGATATGCAAGGTTGTGCAGGCCACCGCGATCCATTCCACGCTCACGGCATTGCTGCCAGGCACCGCCAGGCTCGGGCTTCCTGCCGAGGCGGTTGCATCGGTATTCCAGTAAATGACGCCAGAGGACTCGTTCTGAATCCTGATCCGACGCGCGACGGTTGCCCCTCCTGAAAAGGTGATGGTGTTATCCAGGTTGGCTGCAAAGACGCCACCATTGCTGGTGATCGTGAGTGAGAGCGGCGTTTGTGGAGCTGCATTGCTCACTGGCAGTTGATTGGCTTGCGAGAGCGAGGCCGCGACGGACGCGATAGCCGTCTGATACTTGCTTGACGAGATCGCGCCAGCCAGGATACCCAGGTCTGTTACCAGTGTGTCCAGGTCCGTTTTCATGGCCGCGCTGTTCGCATCGATTGCCTTCAAATTGCCCGAACCATCTACCTTGAAGCCCCGGAGGTTGGTCCCATCGCTGCCACCCACAAGCGTTGCGCTGGAAGGTTGAGCAGCCCCATCAGTCGAAACGGACGGATTAGAGGCGGTGATGCTCCCTGAGATCGAGAGCGTCCCCGCAAGCAGATCGCGAATCTTCGTCAAGCGGCCCATAATGCTATCAACCGTGTTCGCATCCCCTGATGTGCCTGCGAGGGCAAGGATCGCCGCCAGATCGACGATCGATCCCGCCACAAAGTCACCAGAGCCAGCCCCCATTGAGACAGCAACGGTGGTGTTATTGTTGCTATCCGTGTGCTCGTGCGCGCCCCGGATCGGGAGCATCGCGTTGTTGGTCTCTGACCAGGCGCTTGACAGTGGGACGCCATCCTGGTCTTTGGGCGAGCTACCAAATGATCCCATCTCGTTACACCCCCACCATCAGGATCAAGCCCGTGTGTGTCGTGCTTTCTCCACTATTAAAGGACAGCGTATCCACCGCCGCATTCACCCCGCCGAAGGAATGACTGTTCACCGTCGTCTGTGAGGTGATGGTGCCTCCTCCCGCTGCGAGTGCCGTGATAATGTTGGCGGTGCGTGCCACCGTTGAGCCAACGAAGGTGAGCGGGTTGATATCCCCGGTCCACCATCTGAGGCTCGTGGTGAACGGTGTTGGAATGGCCAGCGTCTGAGCGCTCGCCCCACCATTTCTGAAGCCATTGAGGTAGCACAACACCACCTTCAGCGTCCCGTTGAGTGGCTGATAGAGCGTGGCGGTTCCAGCCGTCGCCCCATTGAGGACCGTCGAGCCACTATTGATCGCCAATTTGGTGAGCGTGGCCGCGCCATTACCATCGCTCGTGATGTTGCTATCAATGGCTGCGGCATTCACGAGCAGCAAGAAGGTCTCCACGCCATTCAAGAAATTGGCGTTGATCGGTGGCGATTGGCCGTTGGTAAATGGCCCATATTGCGTATATGCCATGTACTACCCCATTCAAGCTAATAAGTACGAAAGATCGAGTTGAAACACGAAGGATTCCAGGTTGGTCTTGTTGTCGGTCGAGAATAAGGCTCTGGCGATCAGCGTCCCAGAGTTGGCGTCGGAGGTGGCAGTATCGCCACCAAAAAAGCCGACCTCTCGAATGTTCTTGCCGACCATATCCCCGGAGGCCAAGAAGACGTTGATCAGCACCTCGCCGGGATTGGTGCCTTGTTGGGTGGAGCTGACGGCCTTCCTGAAGATCTCATGGGAAAGCCTTGTATCGTTGGGCGAGAGGTCGCTCGTCGCATCGCCAAAGGCCACGAACTTGACCAGGCTCACCAGTTGGTTGCGAAAGAGGCGCAAGCCATCGCTCGTGATCTGGGCTGCCGTGATGGTGATGCCACCTTCGCCGTCGCCACCACCACCACCGACGACAACGGTGGTATACCCCGGTGTGACGATCTCCGTGTTGGCGTCGCCCGTTTGCCCGCCTGTGTCGGTAGATAACCTGTTGAGGCGTACATCCAGGTCGCTCCAGCCATTGCTGTTGGTCAGGATTTTGAGCCAGCAATCGATATAGAGGTACTGGCCTGGATCGAAGGCGATACTGTCACTACCCACCGTTGGCAGGGTATACGTCTCGAAATCATTGTCGATGGTCTTGTTGGTGAGCGTGGTCGCCATAATCTGGGTGTACGTGTCGCTGCTCGCCGTATACTTAAAGGCTCTCACGGTGATGTCAGCAGTGAACGACCCCGCTTGGATATTGGCGTCTCCATTCCTTGCCGAGTTGAGTCTGACCTTTGGCGTCCAGTTGCCCGCAACCAACTGTTTGTTGTCGAGCAGCGCCCCATCCAGGAAGAAGCCCTTCCCGTCAGGATCACCGATATCGGTTGTGGCTGCCCAGGCTCCGGTGGTCGTCTGCGAACAGACTTGTCCATAGCCAGTAGCCGTCCCAATCCGGCTATAGCGCCCGGTGTTCGTTGGGCTGGCACTGGTCTGGGTGTAGAGTTGGCATCCCGTCGATTTGACGGCGCTGGTTGCTGCCGCCTCATAGAGCGAGAGTGGAGTTGTTGCCCCAACGGTGGCGCTGCCTACATTGGCGACCGTGACCTTTGCATTGGGATCGCCTGCATGCTCCGTGTCATCGGTGCTGATGCGGTTGATGCGAATATTGAGATTAGAAAGCCCGTTCGTGTTCGTCAACACGTTGCACCACACATCGATGTACAGTTTGTCGCCGGTGCTGAAGCTCACTGGATCGGCCAGGCTGCCACTCAAGGAGAACGTGGTATACCCGGACGGAATCGTCTGGCTCGTGGCCGTCAAGGTCGCAATCGTGGTGTAGCTGCCACCACTACTCCGCTTTGAGAGGCGTACCACGATATCAGCGGTGATGGAGCCATGATTCGGGTCGCCGTCATTGATCCCACAATTGAGCCTCACGTTCGCGGAGATCGTCCCGGCCCCGATCTGCTTCCCTTCTAAAAAGGTGGACTCAAAGAGATAGCCATTGCCCGTTGGCGCTCCAATTGACCCCGCTGCGGCCCATGAGGTGGTTGTGGTGAAACTGTTGATTTCCCCCCAACCTGTGCTGGTTCCGAGCTTGATATAGTACCACGTGGTACTGTTTGCCCCTTCGCTGGTATAGAGTTGTGAGCCGATGTCAGAGAGCGTGGGCGCATCCTCATCAGCAAAGTAAAAGCTCATTGGATTGCTGACATTACCGCCGCCACCGCCGCCACCAGCCAGATCGCCGAGATACTGCGTGATCTTGGTCTTGAGGGTCGTGTACCCGGGCCTCACATTGTATGGCGATGAGGTAGACACCAGATCAAGCTTGCCATTAGCACTCCCACTGGCGAAGGAGAACTGATTGGCGATGGCATAGCCGCCCTGGACAATCGAGTCGATGGCCGCCTGATACCACGTGTCCACATAGGCGCTATCCTGCGTGTAAGACGCCGGGGGATTGCCTGCATCGATGTTCCACTCCGTCAAGGCAAGTGGTAAGGTGTGGCCCAACACGCCTGTCACCAGGGCATTCATCGTATCCGCATCACTTTTGAAATTGCCGCTTTTCGTCGAGCAGACCGACGATGAGCCTTGCCCCGTGCATGGATAGATATGGTAGGAAACGAAATCTGGAAGCACCCCCGATGACACACAGCCTTGCAACCAGGGTTTAAGATAGCTCTCACGATTGGCGAAGACGCCCAGGGCTGGACCACCGAACGCGGCACTCGGGTTGATCTGCCGAAGCTTCGGTATGGTATTGTTCCAGTCGTTTAAGTACGTTTGCCAGCTTATCCCATTGATATCTGGCTCATTGCGAAACTCATAGAGCTTACACCTCGACCCCAAATAGCTCACCACATGTTGACACCACGAGATCCCGCCGCTGAAGTCCAAAATGACGAGCATATCGGCCCCGGATGCTGCCGCCGCCGCAGCGGTGAGATCGATATAGCTATCGCTATTGTTTTTCGGGATAGCGCACCTGAGCAGCGTGATTCCCGCGCTTTTCGCGAGGGACTGGATCGCGGGCGTGTTCCTGATGGTATTGCTGGCGTAGTCCTGCCCGATGTGTGAGCCAAAGATGTAGTTACTTACGCCATTGATGAGTGTTTGCCCTGGTAGTAAGGTCATGAGTTCTACTCCTACGACTACGATGGATAGAGATCGTTGGCGGGATAGAGCGTTTCGGATGGGGCCAGGCCGCCAAAGGACTGCACCCGCAAGATGGCGGAGCAAGCCACGTTTGCAGTAAAGGTTTGCAACGTGTTGAGTACCTGGCTCACCCCTATCGAGATGTTTTCTACTTTTTGGGGAGTTGCCAAGAGTTTCGAGAAAAAATCAACCCACGTGGTATCGACCGGCCCCATCACGGCATGCACGCTATACCAGATGTTGAGGCCGTCCTTTTGGTCGGAGGCCGTGACACTTTCAACAAGCAGCTCCGCGTTGTTGAGGTTGAAATCTGGCAGGTTGAAGGTGGCAAGCTGGCCTTGCATATAGGTGCTATCCTGCGTCTGGAAGTCCAGTTCAAGCCCTTGCTTGGAATACCTCGCGAGCGCCTCGGAAACGTAGTTCACCCCGGCCTCAAAGGTGGTGATGGTCGCGTTTTCCTCGACATCCTCAACAATGCCGCTACTTCCATCAAGTTCTTGCTCATAGGCCACTTGCGCATTGTCCTGCTGCACAAAGTTCGTCGGATAGCTGCCGACGTACGTTACGCTGAGGATGTCCGGGCCTCCGGGGTCATCCGGGCCGAGGAGCTTTGTTCCACCGGAATCCTGCGAGATGGTCGTACTGCCGCCGTTCCAATAGAAGTCCTTATCTTTGTCTAACTGTCCAATGCCAACAGTTTTGGCGACGCCATTCACCGTGATCTCCGGTGGGTGTACAACCGGATAGATCATTTCCCAGGAGGTGGTTTCCCCGTCGCCTTTTCTTGTCTCGGTTTGGGGGTCCGTCTCCACTGTCGCATCGAGCACATACTTTTTGTTGAAGTAGGCCGGGTTGTGGCGCGTCACCGTCACCGTATCCTCATCCAGATCATCGCCCGTCACCACCTGCCCACGTCGCAAATAGGTGTATGGTACAAACCAGAGGCGGAGTTGCTCATCGATTTGCCACCAGTACGGGATGCCTGCGTAGCTGGCCTGCTTTGCCAGGGCGTCGTATGCCTCCGATACTTTCGGGTAAGCAAACACCGCGCGCGGAATGGAGGCGACGACATTCTCACCAGGGTACAGAGTCTCTGATGGAAAGAGATACTGGCTTGGAGTTGGCCCATCAAAGATCGCGCCAATCGTCACCCCCTCGAAGCGGAGGATGTTGTACCAGATGTCGTATGCCATCGCCCCGGCAGACTGATTCGTATAGACTTTTGCAACTCTTCGTTTATCCGCCAGGCGGTGGCCGTCTACCGCCGTGAGCGTGTGAACCAGGAACTTCTTGAAGCCTCTTTTCTGTTCTTTTGGTTTGTCCAGGTAGCCGTTGAAGATGAGGGTGTTGTCCTTATCGAAGATCTGTATCCTTTGATCGGCCTCAAAGTGCGTGGCCGTCGTCGTGCGAAGCGTGCAGCTCGCATTAGACCGCTTGCCGATCTTCGATTGCACGGAAAGCGATCCGGCCAAACAGAACCGGGCCTGCCCTCCCACCACGATCGTTGGAGAGCCGACCGGCTGGACTTCCGGGACGATGGGCGTATACGGGGCTGGTCCACCGAAGACACGAGGAGCGTACTGCTTTGGCATGGCTGCTAGAACCTCCCTGCCGCATCACGCCTGATAGCCTCAACGATATACGGCATCAGGACAGAGGTGAGCCGTTGCCCGTCCATCTCCACAATGCTAGGCGGCACGTTCACGATGATGGTCGGGCTGCCACTGCTTATTGAGGGCGAGATCGCGCTCGTCCCCGAAGGCAGTGCAGCGGCACTGCCACCGATGGGGTTGAGACTACCAGCGATGGCCGAAGTTGCCCCGGCGATCTGCGGAATGCCCGCCCGCAGGCCGGATGCCATCATATCAATCATGTTGGGCATCCACTGATCTGAGTCTGATGCTGGCCCCTCGGGTGGCGGCGAATGGAAACCGAGCTTGCTGGCGATCTGATTCGCGATATCGGCGGCAGCATTGCCAGCGGCGGTGATCTGCCCCTTGATCCCATCGATCAACCCCTGAATGGCGTTCTTGCCCCACGTCGTCGCCTGATTTTTCAAGTTGTTGAACCAGTTGACGAATTGATTCCACAGATCATTCATAGGTTTGGAGATATAAGTGTTCCAGATGCCAGAAAAGACCGTCGAGACGGATTTCCAGGCGGTTTGGGCCATCGTGGAAATCTTGTTCCACTGGGTTTGGAGCCAGGTGGAAGCCGTCGTCCACTGGGCTTGTAGCGAGACCACAAGCGCCATGATTTGCTGCATCACGGCATTCTTGATGAGCAACCACACCGAAGTTGCCATACTGGAAATCTTGTTCCAGGCCGATTGCAGCCAGGACATGGCCTCATTCCACTGCTGTTGCACGGACACCACCACCGCCATCACCTGTTGCGTGACGGCATTGCTGATCATCCCCCAGATCGAGGTAGCAAGGCTGACCAGGGCTTGCCACTGCGCACCGATGAACTGAATCACTGATTGCCACGCACTTTGTAGCCAAGCAATTCCCGCTTGCACAAAGCCCACGATGGCATCGATCATCTGCTGGAAATACACATTATGCTGGTAGAGCCAAATGAATCCGTTTGCGATGGCGATAATTGGCCCCATGATCGCTAGAAACAGCAGTTGCGCCCCAACCTGCACAATATTCACCAGGAACGTCCAAGCCATTTGTAGGGCAGTCTGAATCCCATTCCAGAGACCCGTCCACCAGGAAGTCAGAGCTTGCCCTCCGGCCTGTGCCTGTCCCGTGATGCTTGTCCAGATCCCCACAAAAAAGCCTGCAATGGAATTCCAAATTCCGGTGAAAAATGCGCCGATTTGCCCGAGCAGGCCCATGAACCAGGAGGAAAAGGCACCCCAGACGCCAGAAAGCCAGGCCGTGATCTCACCCCAATGAGTCACCGCGAGGATGATTCCCGCGACCACGAGGGCGATCGCCGCGCCTATGAGGATGATCGGGGCCGCGAGCAGCAGAGTCGAGATAGCCGCAGCACCAGCGGTGGTAGCCCACGCGATGAACCCCGTTACCAGGGCCGGAATTGTGGCGATGAGACTTCCGATCTGGATGGCAGCAAAAGCCACACCGATCCCGATCAACCCGGCTTTAATGACCTCTTGCCAGGGACCAGCCTCTTGCATCCACAACAGAAATTGCCCCAACGGAAACACGATGTTATCCAGCGCTGGCACGACTGTTCCCGTGATGACACCTCCCAGCGCCGTGAGGACATCCTTGAGCGAGGGAATATAGGGAGCGAGTTGCTGAAAGGCGGGGGTCAGAATCCGGCTGATCTGGTTCCCCACCGTTTGGACATCAGCCACGAACCCGGCGAAGTCATCGCCTTGCAGATACGTGCCGATCTGCCCAATGAGCGGCCCCAGATCAGTAAAAGCTGGCACGATGTTTTGCTGAATAAAGGTGCCAACCGATTGCAACGCACCTCCGACCTGCTGACCGAGCATGGTCGCAAAATCCTGGAATTGCGGCGAGGAGACGAGATCACCGAGCGTGGTCAACCCCTGCTTGGCCATGTCGAAAAGAGGCCCGGTGAACGCAGCCAGGGCTTGCATCGCATTGTCGTGGACAGTCCCGAGCAGACCGTTGAAGGTCTTCCCCTGCTCAATCATGGCCGACCCACCGAATTTGCCCATCGATTGGACCAGGAGTTCGATCTTGTCCTGACCGAGTTGGCCTTTCGAGATCATGTCTTGCAAGGTGGCGACTGGCACATGCATTGCATCAGCGAGGATCTTAAAGGCTGGAATATTCCTCTCGGACAACTGCATCATCTCTTCGGTCGTGACTTTGCCCTTCACGCCCATTTGACTGATAATCGCGGCCACATCATCCAGCACCAGGCCATTGCCACCAACCTTAGAAACTGCCGCACCAAGATTGCTGATCCAGGTCGTCGTGTCCTTCGCCGCGACGTTCATATTGAGCAGGGAGAGCGCAGCCTGATTCACTTCTGGTGCTTCAAAGGGCGTCGTCGCAGAGAACTTCTTGAGGTCAGCCAGCGTCTTCGTCAATTCCTGCGCATTGGGGATGAAGGCCGCGAAGGAGACACGGGTTTGTTCCATCTCAGCGTTTGGAGCAATGAGGGCCGAACCGAAGCCAATGGCCGCGTCAGCAATCCCCTTGAAGCCAATAATGGATTGCCCAACTTTGGCCCCAAAGTCGAGAAAGCCGCCTGCCGTACTCTTGATGGAGGACAACAAGCCCGTCTTCATCTTTTGCGAAGTGGCCTCCTGTTCGGTGCCGACGGCTTTCAACTTCGCCTTTGCGTCGGCATCACCTTCGACCGCGACCTTCGCGACAAGCTGGCTTGCAGTGATCGCCATACCTGCTTACCTTCTTCCATGTTCCTGCTTGATCTTTTGTGCGCCTGCCTCTGCCTCGGCTGCAATGAGCGCCTTATCGTGCCAGAAGACCGATTGTTTCAGGAGCTCCCAGGGGGAACAATGGCACCTGTCGGCAGCCACAAAAAGCGGATACCAGTCCGGGCATTCCCCCATGCGCCCGTCCATCGCGAGATAGCGCCTCAGCGAGATGAGTTCTGTTTGTTCTTCTTCCTCATCTGAGGCGCGACTGTTTCCGGGCGGATATCCCCCAAGATCGCCTGAATCACCATCAGCACAATCACTGGTGAGATCTGCTCGACCCGTTCTGTTGTCAACGGGATAGGCTCACTGCCGTCATCCTCTAGCAAGTCCCAGGACTTGACGATGGACACGAGCATTTGAGCAATCTCGTGAAATTTGCGCATGACATTGCTCTCGCTCATGTTGGCGAAGTCTTGCATCTGCCCGATCATCTCGGTGGTGATCCGCAGCGGCAGGTACTCGACATTGAGCGAGTCCTCTTCTTGCTCGCCAAAGTAGAGGGTGACTGTCGCCGAATTGGAGGCAATTTTTGAAAGGCTAACTGGCATACGTCTATATCCTTAGAGAGCAGAAAGTAAGTTGACCAACACGAACACTTGGGCCTGACCCGATCCCCAGGAAAGATCCTCGACGATTTGCATGTTCCACTGGATCGCAAACACACCGTCAGCGTCTGAGAACTTGTCAGGCTTGTCGAACTTCACCGCCATGTCGTGCTGGAACAGGTTGTACACCGGGTCACTTCCACCACCACCATCAGAGGCGATTTGCGCCCCTTGCGCCTCGACCCGAATGTAGGCCGTCGCCCCGGAGCGCAGATAGGTGTCGAGGAACGCCATGCCGCTGGAGTTGGCCTCTACGAGCAGCTTGAAGGTACTCTTCGGCTCCATGTCGATGTGGGTGGACCAACTGGCGTCTGAGCGATTGAGGAACCAGGCCGGGCCATACACCCCATCCATCGAAAACTCACCGGAGATCACCCGCATCAGTTGCGTGGTGCCCAGATCAGCAGAGGCCGCATCGAGATAGACATTGATGTGCTTGCCGATAGCAGGAGCCAGGGCTACCGCCGTTGGATTGCTCGTCATGCTGATGCCATCATCCAACTCCTGTCCGATGCCTTCGCCCGAGACGGTAAAGCTCTTGCGGTCAAACTTGTAGCCAAACTTATTAAAGAGACCATAGGCATATTTATGCGCTCGCACCGAGTCGCCTTGTTCAAACGTGAATGTCTTCGGGCTGGCATTGCCACTAATGGGAGGCGTGTAGGTCCATCCCTTCGCCGTTGCCGAACTGTTGTAGGCCGCAACGGTGGCCGCGCCTGCCACGCCTGATAGTGGATAGATTAGCCCGTTGTAGTCGGCGTTGCCATCCATTGTGAATGAGGTCCATTCCTGGCTCTCTTCTTGCACGCTCGGATATTTGCGTCCGGTAGCGCGGAAGAAATCGACCTCCGCTTCAATGCCCATCTCGAAACTGAAGCACTCTAATGATTTCGATGCAGCAACAGCGGTGCCACTGACCGACTCAACCCCAATTTGTGTCTTCTGGTTGATACTCGCCCGTTCTGGCATATCTGCCTCCTGTAACGTCTATGCCTGGTCTATCTGTAGGTGGTAGATGCCACCATAGTTGGTCCACTGTTTCCCGCTCACCAGCTCGTCATATTGGAGCGGCGAGTCTCGATCACTGGAGAGGATCAATCCATCCGTGATCGCCTGATTGCGCTTGTCCCCAATGGTCTCGTCGAGTCGGCCACCGGCTAGTGCGACGGGTTCAGTATCGGCGGCAGGCCCACTGGCGCGCACCTGATAGAGCGCATGGGTGAAGATCCTGACGCCATTGGCGGTGGTGAGATCGTCTCCATTCACAAAGCCGATGATGATGAATGGCGTTGGCGTCCCTGGAGGTGCCATCGCACGCCATACACCACCAGGCGCATACCCCATCAGAGTTGTGTCTGCCTTGAGCGTGGCAGACAACCATTGCAGGCCCAGATCGATCTCGTGTGCCATTATTTCGCTGCCTCCGCAAGCTTCTGCTCGATCAAGCTCAACGCCTCTTCAAAGCTGGCCTGCGTCGCCTGCATGCCCGGCTCAAAGAACGCCCGTCCTGGCTGATAGCGCGTACCGTAATTCTGATGGATGCCATATTTGGCTGCGACTGCGACGTAAGCTTCTGTCGGACTTGAAGGGCGAGCAACCTCCGGCAAGGCATTGGCTCCCCCCTGGTAGGTGCTGCCGTCTGCCGTAACGTGGTACACAGAGTTGAGCATAAAGCCCGTATCGATTTGACCATTGCTGCGAATCTTTGCTTGTACATTGGCCTGCCCATCTGCGGCGGTCTTCTTCACGACTGCTGCACATGCCGCTGGATAAGCATCAGCGATATTTCCCCAGTGGTTGAACTCTTTGTTGGTTGCCATCGCTCATCACACCTCGCTCGCGAGTACAGTGGTCAAGATTGCATAAGAGCGCGGGGTCAGATCCCGCTGGACAATCAAGTCCTGCCCAGAGATCTCCAGGATGTCTTGCAGTTCGACCGCCGTGCCATAGGGCAGTTGCACGATCCAGGTGGTGAGGTTGCCGACCTTTCCCCCGTAGATCTCCAATTGGCTTGCACTCGGCTCGGCTAGCCCTGCCTTCGTGGTGTCGATCGTCGTCAAGCCTTCCTTGATCGTGCCGCGCCCGTCGTCGGTGCCAGTCGTATCGCGTTTGATCGTGCAGTCCTGGTCACACACGGCGCTGGCGGCCTCAGTGCGCAGCGCAGTCAGCTCGGCATCGCTCACTGGTTTCATTAGCCCTATCCCGTCGTGATATAGTCCACTGGCGACGCTTTCAAACTCACCCGCTGCCCCCTCCTGGTGCCATCGGTACGTGTCATGCAAACCGACCGTGCCCGTTGCTGTTGGCGGTACTGCCTCGCCAGCGTGAGCATGTTTTGGACGACTTGCCCACGCTGCATCGTCTGCCCGTTCATCGTGGCATTGTAGGCTGTGAGCCACTGTGCCGCCTGCCGCTCTAAGAGATCTGCCGCAGCGCGGTACAGATCATAAGACTTCCCAAAGGCGATATACACGGTTGGGAAGGTGCTTTCCGCGAAGGTGACACGGCCCACAATCGGCTCAATCGCTGACGGCGTAACGGTCGTGATATAGTTCTGGGAAAACTCCCAGTCTGTTTCCCAGTCCCCAAACGGCGCATAGTAGTCCAGATACTGGATCGCGCCACTTGTCCAGGTCGGTTCAGGCTTCAAGAGCAAGTAGCGATAATCCACCCGTGCGGCGTCGAGCACGTCTTGAATCTGATCATCAGTCCAGATATACGCCGTGTTGTCCGTGTCGTTGATCAGTTCGCGCACTCTCGTAATGAGGGCGGCCATACTTGCTCGTGTAGCCATCGTGTGCTTCTCCTCTTCTTGCTGCTCCTACGGATGCGACAGCAGAATATCGCCCTGGTACGTCACGGTGGGCGATGTTCCCGATCCACTGAGTGTCTCGGTCAGGCGTACATACCGCTTGCTGGTTTCAAAGGGTATAAAGATTTCGCCAGCCGCAGCCGTCGTTGAGAGTGTCAGGTTATTTTCCGCGTTGGTTGCGAGCTGATAGAAGGTGCTGTTATCATCGCTGTGATCGACAGTGAAGGCGACGGTATTGCTCCCACTGGCGTTGCTGGCCGCGCTATAGAGAACGCGAGCCGTGAGCGTGCGACCGCGAGGCGTGCCCGTCCCCAGATCGACGCCAGCACTATTGAAGGTGGCTGTTTTGGTCACACTGGCCTGTAGGACCAGATTGGCATCAGCAGGCATGTCGTTCTTTCTCCTTCCTCTCTGGTCTTTTAGGCGATCTTGATATTGTAGAGTCTGGCGAGTGAGCGGGTGGACGCGTTGGCGAGGCCAACCGCCCAGTCTATCAGGGTGCGATAGACGGCTCCATCAGCCTGAAGCAAGCCCAGATCCTGCACGTTGATGGGCGCGAATTGCCAGCCGAAGAAATGATCTTCGCCCATGTTGACGGCATAGATCGAGGTGTAGACCGCGCTGGCTCCGGTGCTATCCACACCGGCAGAGGTCTCCCCAATGGCGTTGGAACCAGAGAGGCCATTGCCTTTGATGATGCGGGTGCTCTGATCCGCTTTCACCCCCGGATCGCGGATAATGGCATTTTTGTAGGTCGTGATGGTGCGGTTGAATTGATCTTTGGAGGTATCGAGACCACCCTGGGTGCCCAGTGTTCGGAGCGCCCGGTGGAAGCGCCGCTTAAACACGTCGTTCATGTAGAGCACAACGCCCGTGCCATCGCTGTCGCTGTCCACCGACCAGAGGAGCTGGTCGATATATTCTAACAGGGTGTTGGCGGTGGCCGCCGTCATGCCAGATTGAGACATATCCACGCCACCTGCATCGATCTTATTCTCGGCACGCACCCCATAAGTCGGACCATTGTTGATACGGTACTTGATCCCGATAGGCGCATTGCTGTCGCCGCTCGTATGATCATTGTTAAAAAACTTGTCGTTCCAGTCGTAGGTCTGGGCCTTGAGATACGCCTGGACCTGATTGGCGCGGACATTGCCGATCTGGTTCTGATCCAGCACCAGATACTTATCCGTGTCAATATAGTTGGTTAAGATGAACGCCTGTTCTGACCAGGGCGTCGGGGTGCCAACGGTCGTGGTGCCGCCGCTGTTCAGCTTACGCCATGTGACACTCGGAAGGTTCCCTTCCCAACGAGAACCAACCACATTCAAGGATGGTTTGGTAATGAGGGGTAAATCCTGTGCGACGTTGCCATAATCGATGAGTGAGTCCGTGATCGCCATGACCATCGGATTGTTGCTCATCTGAGCATACGTCGCCAGATTCATTGCACTGGTGGAGACAGTCATCAGCTATGCTCCTGTGAATGCCAGGAGCATACTACACACGCATCCTGGCTAGTCGGTCTTCAGCAGATCAGAGAGTTTGTACCGTTGACCAGGAGGAAGCTGTTGACCGGCGGGCGATGGAATGGACACCCGGCCTGGGTTCATGGCGGGAATTGTCGGAGTCGTTGGTGTACCAGCCGGTTGAGCGGTTTGCGCAGGCGAGCCGGGTGGAACTTCAGCAGGTTTCGCAGCCAAGTAGGGCTTATTCTTGATGAGATCATCCAGGGCTTTGTCCGTATTAGTGGGCATCCCATCATCACCATATTCGAGCTTGTCAGCAATCGCTAACGCTGCGATATCAGGATCAATGATGCCTTTTGCCTGGGCTGCAAGTTTCACTTGCGCAGTGACAAGCTGCTTCTGATACTGCTGGATTTTTTGCTCTGCTTCGGTCGCTCGTTTGTTCGCCTTCTCGACTTCGGACAATGCCGCTGTTTTTGCAGCCTCCTCGGCCTCCTCATACGCTTTCAGTCTTTTGCGGAGAGCCTGGCCTTCGGAGCGCAAACGTCGCGCTTCCTCTAAGGTAATCGGTTCGCTGTTGTTATTGTCCGTCGCCGCCTGGGCGTTGGATGATGGGGTAGCCGCCAGGGCTGGTGGATCAGCATTCGCCGCCGGGGCGTTTGCCGATGGGGTAATATCTTCTCCCATAATAATAGAACATCCCTTCTTGAAAGTCAATTACCTTGACGATTTATTCGGCCTGCATCACAGTGGTAGCTTCATCAACCCAGTGCCGCGCTTGCTGCAAATGAGTTATCGCGAGCGAGACCTCACGACCACCGAGGCCGCGATTAATCAACTCAGCGGCAACCTTTGCACAACGTTCGCTTTCTCGGATAGCATGCATGAGTACGGCCATTGCCTCTGCAACAGGTTGTGTAGTCCCTTCATACTCCATCTGTTGTCTCCTCATATCCAATCTTCATATAGAGTGGATTGTTATAGATCTTCTCCCTTGCCTTCTCAATTTCAACATCCATAATCACCGTCACAAAGCAGGCGGCAGGGCCGAGCAGATCAGGCATAAAAAAGGGAACGGCGCTCACGAGGCGAACATCCGTAACCATCGGCTGGCCTCTCCACTGATTAAGGGCGCGCTCTATCGTCTCGTCTATCCCCTCCTCAGTGATCTGGGCACTCATAGTTCGCAGTGTGACATGTTTTCTTGTGAGCATCTCACCTCCTCCTCAGTGCTCAATAGTCAGGTCAGAGAGCTTGCCATTCATCCTACAGAGAAATAATCCATGCAGCCGCTCCTCGATCTTGTCCTCATCGCCTGATACGAAAGCATCAGTTGTCCCATCCAACCGGGTCCATTTGACGATAGTGGGCCGCTCGCCTATCGCCGGGGCCAGCGATGCGATGAAGCGCCTCACCCGCTCGTACTTCTCCAGGGTCGTGTGTCCATCCCACGAGCCGGTATACTCTGGCAGCCCTGGAAAGTTACCCAGTTCGCTTTGATGCAAGTGCCACGATACCTGGCCCGTTGGCAGATTCACAAACAGGACAGTGCGCCAGTCGTCTTCCCACTCCTCGCCCTCATGCTGCTTGATACCGACCGTATGGCCGAGTTGCCGCGCCAATTGTGCGACCAACGCCACACAGAGGTTGCGCTCCGTGTAGGCTTGGTTGCGCTTCTGGGTCTCTTGTTCCAATTGTGCTTGTAGTTCTTGTATCATGATGGTTTCTTGCCTGATTTCTTCTTTCCTTGTTGTTGTTTCGTTTCCTGCTCGACCTTATCAAGCCATGCATCGGTGATCTGAGGTGGCAACCAGTTATCACCCGAATCCTCATCCGGCGGTCCTGGTGGTGGCTTCGGTTGTTGCCGCTTGATTGGCTTTTCTTTGTTGTTCTTGTTTGGTGGTGGTGATGATGTCATCTATGATTCCTCCTCCTCGTCTTCGGTGAGAAACTCTTTATAAAAGGCAAGCCATTGTTTGAATTGGGCTTGCGTCAATTTCGTGCGTGTCGGTGCTTCCCAACTGGCAGAACTGCCATCCGGTAGCAGGAGATCCAGCAAGCCTTTGAGCTTCCTGGTATACCCGTTCCACTCGGCTTCGGGCTGGAAGTGAATGGCGGCGAAGGCTTCGGCAAAGGCCTCCCTCGGGCCTCCTTCTTCCGCATACCCGCTGATTGTATCACCCAGGCGTTTGTGTGTCTCCTTAAACATCTTGATGATCTTCGAGATCTCTCCCACGCCATTTTGATTGATATAGCCAAAGACGGAATGATCCCGCCCATTCTGCTCCAGGTACGCATCCACCACATGTCCGAACTCATGGGTGACGACGGACTCCAACGAATCTCCCACATGCCACGACGAGGCGGCGAGCCGCTCCAACACCTGCTCGGTAAAGTCCGGGTTGCTGAAATACCGGGGATTGAGGAACATCGGCGCATACGCCTCCGATGTCCGGGTGTTGCGGCGTACAAAGGCCAGCGAGCGGCGATGCTTTCCCTCCCAATCGGGTTCATAGCCCTGCGGTGCGTTGTTGCCTGCTCCCACATACGGGATCGCCTGGGCTACTTGCGGGTAGGCTTGAAACAGGGAATCGATCTGATCGGCAACCGGCTCCAATAGATCCGGGTCCAGATCGGTAAAGTCAAAGGTTGCATGTGGGTACTTGTCGGCAAGTCTTTGCGCCAGATCCGCCAGGCGTTGCTCGTCTGATGGCGGCGGTGGTAGAGGTTCCTCTACACTCTTAGAACGTTGGGCGCGCAGATCTTTCAAACTCTTCTCATAGATGGATGACCCCCAATCAGCATTATGCGAGCGCCCAACCATGTCCTTGAGCGAGAAGTCGCCCGCTTTCCATCCCTGGTACTTTGCTCCTAAGATGGCCTTTTGTACCGATTCCGGTTGCTTCTCCAACCACTCGGCCCCGGTCTCCATCTGGGGTCTGCTCTCCGGGATGCTGGACGCATCAATGCCGAACGGCTTCAAGATCTCTGCCCAATCCTTCGTGACCGGGACCGGGGCGCACCTGCAATTGGGGTGGCTGCCCATCTCTTCATCCAGATCGTGCAAGCTCCCATCCATCGCAAGACAGGCCGGGCAGGTCCTGATCTGCTTCGCACAGGTCCAGCGCCACTTGCTCACCACGTCGCTGTTTGCCCTGAATGTCTCCTGGTTGGCACCTCTATAGGCCCGGATCGCCTCTGTTCGGGTGATGGTGAGCGCCCTGGCTCGGGGTGAGTCGAGTGCCTGACGGACCTGTGGCGCGATCTCCCTCGGCCCGTTACCCTGGGCCACCCCAGAGATGAGCGCCTGGCTCACCAGTTTGGCCGCCTCTTTGCCGAATCCGGCAAACAGATCAGCCAGTGGGCTGCCTGCCTGGGTTGCGCCCACGAGTCGCTCTAAGGCGGTCGTGTTGGGCGTCCCAAAGGTCCAATTGACGCCCACAGGGACCGTTGCCTGCAACAGGTTGAGCGCCCCCTGGATACCCAGATCCAGGCCCATATGCTGGAGCTGCCTCGTGTGCATGAGCGCCAGCGAGCCGTACTGATCGACCTGTTGTTGCACCAGCAAGGTCAGGTTTTCAAGCCGCAGCCGGTCATACAACCACGTCGCCGGGATCTTCTCACCAGCATCGAGCTTCGCCGTGATGTCCTCATAGATCTGGTCAAGATGTGGCTGGATCGTGGCCAGCACTCCCTGATACGCCGATTCGAGCGAGGCCACCGCGCCCGCTTCCTGTTGCATGAGGCGCTCACGATAGTCGGTGATGGTGCGCTGGAGGCGCGAAGTCGTCGCCGTCGTCATGCTCGGTATCGCTTCCTCTCGTGCTTCAGACGACGCGCGATCCGGCGCTGGTAGCACTTGCGCAACTTTCGGCCCGGTCGCAGCTCCAGCCGCTTCAAGCGGATCGCCCGGCGCATCGAAGAAAAGAAAGGCAGATGAGACAGATGATCCCACGTCCGTATCATGAGTTGCGACCATTCAGTTATCACGCTGCCCCCTCCCGTTTCACGCGTTCCCAATCCTGCGCATCCCAGATATACTTGCTATAGTTCATAAAAATGACCCATTCACCGTTGCCAATCTGCCGCAGCTCGACATGCTGCCCCACTTCATACCAGATCGTTTCCCCCAAGTCCTGGGCTTCCATCAAGCTCACTGGTTCCTCCCCACAAAGGGCGACTCCCGTTGCTGCTGCCCTGGTTGTTCGCCAGATGCCCCCTCATTGCCTCCTGGTTGCCCTTGCGCTAGTGGTGGAGCTACTGGTGGCATGCCCTGACCGCGTGAGAAGTTGAGCAGCTTCTGCGCGTCCTCGGTCTGGTTGCGTTCCATCTCTTCGATTGGATCATAGCCCCGTTCCTCTAAGAGGGTCTGATCAGACACCCCGATCTGCTTGGCAAGCAAGGCCGCCTGGAATGAAGCGCTATCATCGTTTGGCAGCGGATTCTGCCAGTTCAGGGTCAATTTAATGTCAGGCGAGAAGCCTTTGAGGATAAGAAGTGCCCGGGTCACATCCAGGATAAGCTTGCCATACAAGCACTTTTTCGTGTCGTTGCGCTTAATCATCGACATGAACAACAGTTCAATGGCGATGCCGCTCATGTTGCCACCGGGCATCGCGCTGGCCCGCCCTGTCGCAATGCCGGGTACGCCAGTCTGCTCATCAATGCGGCTCTGAAGTCGATCTGAGGAGTTTTGCAGGCCCGCAAAATCTGCTTGCAACTGGACCGCCTCGATCTTGCCATCAGGTGTGGGCATGATGGTAACGTGACCAGGGGTGTAATCCAACTCAGTCAGTCCCGTTCCTGATGCATACAAAATGGTTCCGGTCATCACTCGACCAAGCTTCTGCGTATAGGAGTTCGTGACATTGAGCGCTTCATTGAGCTTAATCAAGCTTTTGGTGACATCCGGCTTGCCCCAAAAGCTGTTGGGTTTCACCATGTTCGGGCAATGAAATAAGGGTGGGAATGGATGGGGCCATGAGAGCGGATCACCAGCAGGCATCCACTCGCCGCGATCTCCCTCGCGGGTCCAGTGTTGAATGAGCCATCGCGTATCTTTGTCGGTGAAGACGCCGCTGCTATCTGGGTCGTTTTGCTGTGGATCGATGCGAGCGATCTCCTCACGGTAGTAGACATTCACGGCCTTGCCGTTGCTCATCTCCTGCGTGCAGTATTCGATGCAGTAGAGCAAAACCGTCCGGCAGTCCTGTGGCATGGTCTTCACAAAGACGCAATAAGGGTCAACCGCGACCAGGCGGAACGATCCATCCGGCTGCGGCACGATGCGGAGGAAGGTGTGGCCAGCCAGCGCCCCATTGACATAGAGTTCTTGCAACAGGGGGATGCGCGATTCTTTCTCGCCCCATGTCTCATCGATGAACGCCTGAACCTCTTCGGCGACCCCATCCTCCACGCTGATCTCCACTTCTTTGCCAAAGAGGAAATCTTTGGCCGCCTCCACCTTATCCTCAATATAGTTGGCAACCACATTATCGTCAGGCTGATCATCCATCGGATCGAGTGGCGGCTCCAGTTCCCCCTCATACGCTTTCCAGGCATAGGCAATATCTGCTTGCCGTTTGCGATCTGCGTCGGTGATCTCATACTGTGGTTGGGCCATCATTGCCGCCTGGTTAGATGCAAGTACCATCTCTATTTCCCCTTCCCTTTATTGCTGCTGCCTTCACTCACCGAAAGCCGTACGATCCGCTGGCCTGAGAGCCAATCCGACAAACACCCGGTAGAACAAAAGTGCTTCCCTTCCGGGAATTGCAGTTCCCCTTGAAACAGGGTGAGCCAGTTGGGAGGCGGGATCACGTTCGGCTCAATTGGGTTAAAAGGGAAGTGATTCGGGCATATCTCACACTGGACAAGATATCGCAACATGTCTAGCATCCTCCTTGCACCTCAATAAATACGGCGGCTATAGCGTACCGGCTGCGGCTTCGCGTTCATGCCGAGACGGGCCTTGAGATAATTGACTATGGCCTCTTCCTGGGTCGCTCCCTGCCCTCTCACCTCAACGCTATCGGGATTGCTGGCCTGGTACTTGCGAGTGAGGCCATCCCATTCAACGGTCAGCGCTTCGGCGATGCTGATCTCATTCGTTTTCGTGCCATCCTCGCCCCGGCCCGCATAGGAAAAATAAATATCTACCTGCTTCATCAAAATACCCTCGCGCTTTGTCGCACCTTGAAGCCATGCGGATCTTCCAGGCAGGCCAACCCTAAAGCGGTCGCCAGATCGTCATGCTTACCCACAATCGCCCCGTAGGTGTCCTTGCCATCGTTGCTGACCTTGATCTCATAGACCTTCAGTTCCTCCATCGTCGCCCGGACCTCTGGTGTATCCGGTGCGTGAATCCGGCCCGATTGGAGCAAGCTTTGGAGCCTGCTCACCAGATATGCCTTGCCCATTCTGCCGGTCGTCGCATTGTAGGTTTCGCCGTGTGCAAAGGTGATGGGCCTGATGCTCACCTTGCGTGCTGCTTCTCGCCGCGACGCCTCCAGCTTCAAGTCGTCATACACCGGGCGGCCCACACCAGTCACGTCAATCAAGACCTGCACGCGTCGCCTGGCAAACAGCTTGCTACAGAGCATATCAGCGATAAGGGTAGCCACTTCTGGATAGCTCGTCCCCAACGGCAACCGCTCTATGTGCCTGATGGTATACTCCGTTGCCATGAGCGGGTCGGTATCCTTCGGGGGGATGAATTGCCCCCGCTTGTCGATGTGCGCCGGGATCGGCTTGATCCAGCGATGCTTGCCGGTCTCGACCTGGATCGCTTCGGCGACGCAGATCGCGGTCGGGTCGTGCAATTGCCCGACATCAACCCCAATGCAGACCGGATTCAATTCCTGGGCGATAGAGACCATTGCTCGACCTCCTGGCTCACAATACGCTCGATATCTTGCGAGCGGAAAGCGGCTGTTTGCGCATCCATGAACTGACACATATATTCCTGCTGAAACCACCAATCGCCTTTATTTTCGCGCTCCTCCTCTAAGAACTCAGGCGTAAAACGCGGGCAATGATACGCATCGATCTCAAAATAGTGCCACTTGTGCCGCTTCTTCCATTGTTCCCAAAAGAATCCTCTTGTGCCAAAGGGAGAACTCAACAGCAGCAACCGTCCCTTTGAGACCCCAAGCATCGGTGTCACACTATGGAAGAGAGCATCAGGGACTCTCGATGCCTCATCAATGATCAGCAGATCCGCACCGGAGAAACCCCTGATCGTTTTCTCAGTCCCAGGCAGTGAGAGAATCCGGCTGCCATTCTCCAGTTCCAGCGACAGCGCATTTTCAGCGTCCGGTGGCTCTGGCCTGCCTGATGCAACATAGACATCCAGGCACTTCCTGAAGAGCTCCTGTGATTGCCGCAGCGACGGCGAAAGCAAGAGGACGAGCGACTTTTGATAGAGCGCGGTATACGTCGCCAGTACCCCGGTCGTCGTGCTTTTGCCGATCTGCCGTGAGCAGTTGAGCAAGAGCCGAGATGCATCGCTCGACACCATCTCCTCTTGCCAGGGATCGAGCGTGATCCCGGCAGCTTGCGCAAGGGCCACCGGATGAAAGCGTTTAGCCCAATTGCTGGCCAGCGTTCCGATCATCAGCCTCCCCTAATGCAAGCAACGCGCGAGCGACGGCGAGCCTCGCATCAGGATAGGGGGCAAGTGCCTCAAAGATGACCTCCCTCACGTTGATCCATTCCTGCTCTCGCTCCTGTTGGCTCGCCTCCTCTGCTCCCTTGAGCAGCTCGGCAAAGAGTTGGGTCTGCTTCCTGATCTCGCCCAACGTTGCGAGCGCCAGACGCGGATCTCCCTCCTCCTTCTCTTTCTCTCCTCTTCCTTTGCCTCCCTTGCTCTGCTGACCATTGCCGCGCACTTCCTGATAGAGCTTGTGCGTCTCTTCGTGAAGCCATTGCATCTCGGAAAGGACATTCCAACCAGATCGCGCGGTCTGCTCTGCCTGCACCTGTTGTTGCTGCACCTCGACGGTTTGGATCGCCACCTTCATGCATCGCTGTTTATGGCGATGAAGCGCTGTTGCGGAACAGCCAAATTGTTCCGCAACGTTCCGCAACGACGCACCACGCACAAGTGTCGCCTCGATCTTCAAGCGATCAGGATGGGAGCAGAGAGAGCAGGTCTGTGGCATACGTTGTTACCCCTCACACTCGTCCTGACGTAAGTACAAGGGGCCATATCGGGCAACAATCCTGGCTATAAGCATACACACGAGTAGGAGGGCAAGTTGGGCCAGCCCCCCAACGGCCAGGCGGAAGAGGAGACCAACGCCTGGCCCGCTACTCGAAATCGTCAACATCATCTGCATTAACCCCTCTAGAACTACAGTGATGGACAAGGATAAAAAGAGGCGCTCCACGACAAGGAACCATGCAGTTCCTCAAATCGTGGAGCGCCGTGATCGTTCTTCGTGCTGTCACGCTCTATGGATTTTAGGTTTCGCGTACAAGTTGTAGGTGCCATCCCCGCAAGGGGACAACGACAGGAGTCGAACCTGTTACCATTCAGTTAGAAGCTGAAAGCTCTACCAGATGAGCTACGTATGTAAGCCCCTACTGTGAGAGTACGCGAAAGCGAGGGTGAGGATTTGCACCTCACAGGGCATAGCATGCAAGCTCTATGCCTTACCTGGAAGCATCAGCGTTTACCTATTCCGCCAACCTCGCATCAATGATTGCTATCACTTCGTTTCGCACCAGGGATGATGGCAACCATCAAGAGTGACTGGGATGCTAGGCTCTCATCCCCTGGTAGCCCCTTTGTGCGTGGGAGACGTTTGCCTCCCGACTCCTGTTACGGACCTCTCCGGTGCTACTCGCCGTCCGTATGTGAGAGGTAGGGATTTGCACCCTACAGTGGGGAACATCTCGCAATTGGGTAGCGGTTTCGCCTTCCCCTTACCGCCGCCGGTCTGTCAATTCAGAGCCTCTCTCAGCGTCTACCTTTTTCGCCACTCTCACACCGGAAGATGCTTTCAGCCCGTAGTCCTCCCCTGATCCCTACCCTCACGACCAACGTGAGATCGGTTTTTCTAGCTCCCACGCACTGGCTAGATATCCTCAACGCGTGCGCTGCGTAACGGACCCGAACTGCTGAAAGCTTTTCCCCGACACCGAAACGCCGGAGCTGGCCTTCTTCCCTGCCAGCATTTCTATCAAAAATTGGGTATCCTCATTTTAGAAAGGGCTTCACACAAGACGTTTAACTTGGATTCGTAGTACAACACCCGCAAGAGCGCTTTGACCGCTCGTTTGAGTTCTTCAACTTCCTCGATAAACGTCATCATGTCTCCTACTTGCGTTCTGGCTCGCCGCTCTCCTCGGCCTCCTGAATGAAGGTCCACTTTGTTTGCGGGACGCGGTTCTTTGGTCGGAAATTGACCGTCATATCCGCGCTGCCCTTAAACATCCCCAGATGTTCACAGACGCGCCGGAGCCAGCTTTTATTGATGCCCGGAAATTTCAGGGCGAGAAACTCATCGGTATCTGACCATTGTTTGCTCATATCACACCCCTGAGATATGTCTATAGTATACCAGTTCTAACCGTCGGTTACTAGCCACCCTGACCTATATCGACAAAGACCACAGCAAGGCTCACGGCAAGCAAGCAGAGCAACAATAGGAGGCAGATCGCCCAGGGATCGCGACATCCCGCCCGGACATGCTGCCACCATCTGCTGATCCACGCCTTCATGTTTCTTGCCGCACCTTTCGCGCCAGATCCCGATAGGCTTGATTCGGGCTACGGCCATCAAGCCTCATGCGCTGCGGCTGGCCATCGATCCACACAAAATACCTCGGCTCCGTTTCCGGGCCGTCCGGCTCGACGACCTGGAGCGCCCCACAGTAGGGGCAGAAACGGCACCCTTGCACCATATGGGCCTCACAAATGATGCAGGGCTGTGTTGGCATCCACAGCGCTGCCTGCCCCTGGATCGCTGCTTGCTCACATACTAAGGTATAGATCCATCTTTGAAACCACCGCTGGAGCATCCCTCTCCGCTTGATTTGCATCATAGTGGTAGACACCGCACATATCCTCTCTGCTCTTAGAGCCATTTGCGGGCATGCATCATTGCACGCCCCTGGTGCCACTCGATCAGCGTGGCAATCATCTCATGAAAGAGTATCCGCACCAACATCATCATTCCTCTCTTGCTTCTTCTCATCCCCAGAGGCCCATAGCCCTGAGATCCCATCGTCAGTATCGAACGGGACCGAACGCTTGATCCCCATATGCTCCAAGCGCTCAATGGCCTGTTCTTGATTCTCAGCAGGTGTATGGGCGATGAGCTTCAATTTCCCATCGAACACGCGAAAGATATGTATCCCTCCTTCTTGCATGCCTTCCGGGTACTTGAGAACCAGCACAAGCTTGTCAAACATCGCCTTCTCCTCTATATATTGCTGCTTTCCAGGATGTGTTGGCAGCCGTCCAGCAATTTCAAGTAGTTCTGAGCGCTTTCATCGCCAGCATCAGCGCGTTGCTGGATAGCCAAACGCTCTCTTGGTGTTGGATGTCGTGTTCCCATTAGCCTATCCTCCGTATCAATGCGGAACTTCCGGCCTGCATCGGTTCCCCCGCTGCGGAACTTCCGCTTTCCATCTCGGAAGTAAGCACTTCCACAATCCCCATTGCTTCCCCGATCTCCTGTTTTGATCGGAGATGTGCGGAAGTTCCGCCGTTGGCTTCCACCAGGACCAGGAAGCCCCCTTTCAACAACTCGTTGATGATATTCCAGCGGTCGTAGATGTCCCACTCCTCCGTGTTGACATCGACGATCTCTTCCACAAATTGGCGGACCCATAGATCGAAGATCCGAGCCGGTGCTTGCCGGACGCTGAACTGCTCATTCTGCCACGTCAGAAACGTCGTCGCCGCCTTCTTTAATTCCAGATAGGGATGCAATAAGACCAGCTTGTTCAAGGTATAACCTCCTCAAATCTAATCGTTTGTGCTTCCTGTATGACCTTCTCTGTCGGTCACTCACGTATTTTGGTAAATGCCCATATTGTAAGTATTCGTCAAGGATCTCATCGATTTGATCATCGCTATGGCGGCGACCCTTGCCGCTATAGATCTTCAGCCTGTCGGTGGAAGTTCCGGCTTCGGGTGCTGCCGGTGGAAGCAATGCGGAAGATTTTTCTTCCGGCCCGGAACTTCCGGCTTCCTCTGGTGCTTCTTCGGCTTCCGGGGGCGTGGAAGTTGTTAGATCCACCGGGTCGCCTTCCTCCTCCGGTATGGAACTTCCAAGCTTCTCGGAACTTCCGGGCGAGGTCTCCACCGGGGAAGGAACTTCCGTTGTAGCCAGTGGAGGAAGTTCCACCGGCTTCCGGCTTCCAGGCTGATCGTTTCGCGCCGGATCTCGGCGGTCATCAGCAGTTGCAATAGTCTCTCGTTCATTCTCCTCTTCTTTCTGGGTCGTCGGGGGGACGACGATCGTGATGTGTGTTTGCGGCGCGGGCGCGAGGGAGATAGGGGCCAGCGCCGGGACGGGTTCAGTATCGCGCTCCGGGGCCGGTGCAGGAGAGGGTAACTCCTGCACGCTGTTCTGTCGTGGGTTCAGGCTACGTTGTTCGGGCTTCTCTAGTTTGCCTGATCCACCAGAGAAGCCGGAGATTTTGGGCTTGTTTCTGGCTCCTCTTCTTCCTGGATCTGGGTTTGTTGCGGTGGCTGTATCATTGGCGGTTGCTCACGACGTTGCTGGCGTCGCGCTTCACGTTTTTCGCGAGCGAGGTCCATGATATCGGCTCCAGCAGCAATCGCGGTGGCCGCCGCGTTTTTGAGCAGGCCCGGCCTTTGGGGAGGTGCTGCTTCCGGTGCCGTCTGTGCATAGACCTGCATTTCATAGCCAGCCTCATAGGGCTGTGGCTCTTTGGGCTGCGGCGCTGGTGGGGGAGTAGAGGGAGTTGATCCCGCGCCTGCCGGGATGAGATGGCTAATGATCGCCATCGCCACATTGAACACAACGGCGAATCCGACGATAGTGATGACCGGCGGCAAGGACACGGTGCCAACGCTGTTGGTCGTCCTCTCCATTTCGTAAAAGAAGCCAGTGCCAGAGAGGATCGCGTCAACCGCCAACGAAAAGACGGCGAGCGCCTTATGGATGCCGCTGACATGCAGTAGGTAGTAGCCAGTCCAGTAGACGGTGCCACCTTCGAGGGCCAGCAGGCCAAACATGTAAAACTGTGGATTGGGGTAGATCGCTTTGAGCAGATCCAGGTTGGCCTGCGCAGTGAAGATCAAGAGTGCGCCGGCGAAGCTGATCGTCAGCAAGGCCAGAATGGTTTTTCTAAATCCGCTCATCTGTGATGGGTGCATTGCTTTTTCCTTCCAGGATTCATTCGTCTTATACTATGAGAGTGTTTCCTGAACCAGTTCTCAGGATTCGCTGGCGGCTCGTTTGCGCGATGGCCGCCAGGCACTCCTATTCGCCGCGTGCGATTGTAACCTCCTCCTCATTTCTTTTCATCTGGCGGCTGCGCACCTTGCCGCCAACTCGACCGGCAAGCCCGGCCTGCTCTCGTGTCCAGCGATGGGCCTTGCCCTTCTCGTGGAGGGCGAGCGCTCCCTTGCGGCAGATCGCGCGCCGCTTCTCGGGGTCCATACTGGCGAATCCTTGTTTCCCTTTGGTGGGCGTTGTGATTGTTGTCATCCTATTCCCTTTCCCTTTCTAACGGTTCCATCCAGCTACAATTCTTTCCGATAATCTTCCCCGGTCATCTCGACCGAGATCTGTCCGATAGAGAGCCGAGAGGCACACGCCCCGCCAACAAAGTCCTTGAGTTCTGCCAGTCGATTCGTCGAGATCGCCATTGGCAGGCCGAGCTTCACCCGCTCATCGATGATGGCGAAATAGACCTCTTCGCGGAAATCGGTATGCTTGGCCTTATCCACGTCATCCAGGACGAACAGCGGGGCATGGATCGCTTTCGTGATGAGAGGCGTGTACGACTCACGCAAGCTCACGCGCTCCTGGATCACCGTAAAGAGTTTGGGCGCTGTCACGAACCGAGTCGATTTCCCACGCTTGCGCAGCTCGTTACAGAGTGCAGCGAGTAAGTGAGTTTTGCCGGTTCCATACGGGCCATGCAGAACGAGCGTGCCAGCGAGGATATCGGCGAAGGCGCGAGTCATCTCAAAGGCTTCCTGCTGCCGATCGGCCTGGAAGTTCGCAAACAGCTTTTTCGCGAGCATCGTATCCGACCACTTGAGGCCGAGCCAGCCATAGGTTTCCTGAATCTGTTTTTCATTCCAGGATGCGGTAGCGTTCCCGATCTGGCTCGCTTCGACCGCTGCTCGCTCACACGCACATGATCGACGCACATAACGCCCTGGTCGCGTTTCGATGGGATGGATCGTGCCGCATCCCTGATAAAAGACAGGCACCCCGCGATACTCGCCCTGTTCGCCAGCGCGACATTCCCAGGTGTAGTCCTCCGGTCGGAGTCTAATGGTACTGAGCTTCTGCATGTTGTTGATTTCCTCCCTGTGCTACTTGTTGTTTCGCCGCAAGCATCTTGCGAACTCTGTCCAGTGTTTGTTGGTTGTTGGCTTTGGCCCGCTCTTTGGCCGCAGCCAGTTCCGATGCCTCGTTCCCTTGCTGCGCCCGGGGCGAGCTTGCAGCCTGCGCGCGCTTCTTGATCGAGCGGAAGCGCGGCATGTCCTTTGCCACATGCCCCAACGTCATGCCGTGCTGGGCGTGCCACCCCTTTTTGTCATTGGCGTATTTCCAGTCAGCGCACGCTTGAATCTCCCCTGGCTCTGGCTGGTAGGCCGCCAGTTCCTCCGCCTGTGCGAGCAATTCAGCCGTCACCGGCATTGGTCCCTGGTACGCTCGCCATTCCGTGATGATGGCCTGCACTCCGGGGGACGCCTGCTGGAAAAGATCCGATTGCTCATAATCGACGCTTGTGTTCTCAGCGACCTGCGATTTATTCCCAGAAACAGCGTCTTTTTTCTCATGATGTTGCGGAGGTGGTGCAGCGCTTTCCTCCTCCTTCTCTGGTATCCTTCCTGTTGGTATTCCTTTCCTGTTATTCCTTCCCCCTCGATTTTGGGCACCTCGGCCCTCTTCAGAGGCCGATTCACGAGATTGACCTCGTTCACCACGTGAACATTGTTGTTCACCACAGGAACAATGCGGCCCCTTTTTGTTCATATCGTGAACATTGTTGTTCACCTCGTGAACGTCTCTATCGGCCTCGGATGTAGATTGTTCCTGTGGTGAACATTGTTGTTCATCCTGTGAACGTTTTGTCA